GACATGGCACGTATCAACGCTGCGATCATGACCGGGTACTATGGCGGCTTGCTTCCTGCTGACGTGGCCTACATTGTTGGCCAGATCAACAAGAAGATCAAGAAACGCGCTGAGGTTGTTGAAGAGGAAGACTAGAATATGTGGGTGATCCTAGCGATCTGCCCGTGCTCTGGGTGGTGGAGGAATCCCTCCACCGCCTTGGGAGCACCTTTGTAACCATTACGGTCGTGCCAGCTGTCTGTCCCAGACGGTGAACGTAGACTCTCCACAGTGACACCGATGTAGTCCTTGGACGTCTTGTGGTGCACGTGGTGTGTATACACATAGCGATGCTTGGTCTGTGCCCATGACTGCGGACTCTCTTGTGCCATCAATAACGGCAAGTCCTGTGCCTTGGCACCATCTCCATGTGTTGACCCAATCATGTTATCCCCGTAAGTGTAATACTTTCTGTGTGCAATAGAGCAGTCGAAGGTAATGTTTTCACTCTTAGAGAACCAAGACTGGATCGTGTCGGCCAAAAAGAAACCATTGGTGTAGTCATGGTTTGATGGGTTGAAGCAGAAGTGAACGTCTGCAACCGTAACCAGCATCTCCAATAACTCAATGTATAGCTGTTTTGCGATCAAGAAGTTGTCGTACCACATGCCGTCGGTGTCCTGGAACGTTCCAGACGTGGTGGTCCTTCTTGGTGTGTCAATGTGTAGGATATCGTTTCCCGCGATGAAAAGGATCTTGTTGATGTTGAACCCTGCGGTCTTGTCTAAGATGCCCTTAACACCTTCTTTTACGCGCTGTACAGCGATCTGGTTGTTGTACTCTTCGCCGGTCTCGAAAGAACTAGCGAGCTTTCCGATATGAATGTCAGCCGGATCCAACACCAAAAGGTGGCCGTCACGGCTCTGACTTCTGTGGATGTACTGGTACTGCGGTGAGTACTTTGACATCTGCTCGATCATCTCGTCACGGATCTCTTCGTATGACGGAGCGTCAGATCCCTTGACATTGATAGAGAAGTGTTTCCCTTTGTGCCAGTAATGTTTTACTTGTTCTGATGGTATTCCCAATGTTTCACACTCTTGAACGAGTGCCTTGTGTTTACCTACTTGCCTACAAACCTCTTTCCTCACTGTCTCTGCGGACATCGGCAGATTGTACTTGGCCTTCAATTGCCTAGCGATCTGGGACTTGTTGAGCTTTCCCTCGTTGAATAGCTCAATAGCCTCTTGCTTATACGATTTCATTTGTGTGGGTCGACTGGATATCCTTAAGGATGGGTATCATTGTCTCTACGATCTTCTTGACCTCGTCATTCTCTTGGTCCATCATGGCCTCATAGAGGTCTGTAGACAGTGAGTTCAACTCGTTCATGACGTGGTTGACGTAGTTTGCGATGTTTTTGTTTTCGGATTTCATGGTTTAAAAAACAATGGGGCCGGACGAGCCAAGCCCCAATGCTCCCCAACGAGATATGAACAATGCAAATATAATGTTTTTATTAAATAAATTGTGCAATTTGTGCATTTTTTGTGCAAACATTTGCCACTTTTTCTATTTACTGGCAATTGTTAGTAATTCTGCCGAATTATAGTTCGGTGTAAAAAGCCCCACGAGCAGATCTAACGGTATGCAGGTGGGGACATTAGGTCTAAGTGCAAAGATATGCATAAAGTATCGAAAAGTAATACCTTGTGCAAAATCCTTATTTGCTAAAAATGAACATTATAATGGTTATTTACCCCTGTTTTGGGCATTTTTAACCATTTTAATGGTTGTTTTTTGTGATAAAATCACAAATAATGTGTCTTAAAAAGCACAAATTACTGCAATTTGTACCCTTTATGACCACTTATTCATACATTAATGCATTTTACTGCACTAATGAATGAAAAAGCCCACACTACTGTCAAATAATGTGGGCCTTTTCGGAGAATTACCGAATTATTGTCCAGTTTTTTGCATAATAAACTGGACAGCTTTATTATGCAATTTCGCAGTTATTACCGCCACACGCTTGTTGGTCCATCAACTTTGTGTTGTCGCTAATTTCTACAATATTTGCGACATTCAAGGCGTTAAGATTTGTAACGAGTTGCTCGTACTCCTGCTTTGTGATGCTCTCGAATGGTGTCTGTGCGTAGCTTCCAAGATCCTCAGGCAAGAACGAAAGTCCATTGAAGTGAGACTTGTTCTCCCATAACCACTCGCCAACTGACGGCCACTCGTCGTTCTTCATGGTAACGGTTGCACTCACGTTGTGTGTGTTGTCTCCACTGCGGTGACCCGGTGTTATCCAGTTCTGGTGAAAGTACTTAACACGCTCCAAGAATTCGATCGCTCCCTCGTCATTCCTAGTGATTGCACCAATCGGTGCTGACTGAGGAACAGAGATAACCGCCTGCTGTGTTGGCTTGAACACGTCATCCTCCAACATCTCTGGGTGGTACAATGACAGGTATGTGTACATCGCCTCGTTCTTTCCTACACGCATTCTGCGGACGTAGTACTCGTCGTGCCATGCATGGATACCAGAAGAAGTACCCAACACCAAGGAAGAGGTGCCTGATGGCTTCACACAGGTAATGCGAGCTGCCTTGTTGATTCCGATAGCATCAGAGATGGAATCGTTGGCGTAGATGGCTTGGTTCACGGCCTGCTGCAAGTTCATCTTCATCACAGCACCGCTAGCGATACCGGTCATCCCGATGCCCAACAATGCCTCTTTCTCTGTGGTCTCTTTCCAGATCGGGCGGAGGTAGTGAAAGTCTGTGTAAGACGCCTGCAAGGTTCCGATAACAGAGGCCCAGTACACGCGGTCGTTAAGGTCGTCTTGGTCCTTGATGTCAGAGGCGTTCACCTCAACCAAGTTACAGAACTGGAACGGGTTCAACGCGATCTCGGCGCACGGGTTGGTTCCCATGTTCTCGTTGTCGCTGAAGTAGAATCCCGGCTCACCAGAGTTGCTCAACTCAATTTTTTTCCAAAGCGACATGAACTCTTCTTTAGATACACTATCACGGTTTAGGATGGCCGAGTTGTTTGCACGTGCACGCTGTGGGTTAAGCTCCCACCAACTGCCGAACTTAGATGTAAGCATCTCTTCATCGCTGATGTCGAATAAAGCAATCATGGCACTGCGTCTGATACCACCGCTCAATACCGCGTCAGCGATAAAGCACATGATGTCATGACACTCCAATGACGTAAGCATCTCCCCGTCTTGCTTGCGGTCAAGCACAGCTTGTATGTGCATTAAGCAGATCTTCAACGGCTCGGGTCCCGGAGCTACACCACCAGAGGTGATCAAACGCTCGCCCTTTGGTCTTACCGCACGGAAGTCGAACGTCGGGATGGTAGCGCTCAGCCCCAAGTAGCCCTTCATCAATACCTTCACTGCGTCAGCCCATCCCTCGATAGAGTCACCAACTAGGTAGCGTCGTGTCTTAGTTGCCTTTGTGATCGGTGGTAACTGGTCAATGTTGAAGCTCTGTACAGAGTATCCAACGCCGGTGCCACACAACAACAAGAACATTGTCTCAGAGAACGCACGGTAGTCGTTAACCGACAGGTACGAGCAGTTGAACAGTCTGGTATTGTTCACTTCGATGGGGCGGCCACCGAACTGCAACGAACGCATAGACGGAAGGATCTTCTTGTCGTACACCAACTCGTAGGCACGCTCGATTGTAACCGACAGGTCAGGGAACTTTTTCAAGTGCATCTGCTTGTTGCGGTCAACAAGTTCTTTCCATGTCTCTCTTCTGTTCAGCTCTGGCACGAAGCGTGCGTACTTGCTCCAGATTGTAATTTCCGATAGTATTTGTTTCTCTAGTTCCATGATTTAAAAAGCTTTGCCATGTTTGTAGCCCCTCGTTGAATTATAGGCCATTTTAAGTTGAATGTGATTGTGAAGGTCAATGTTAAGACCACCACATAAATCAAATAGACGGATAGCCACGTCAGCCAGTTCGTCCTCGAAGCTAGACTTGACATTATTTCTAAAAATTTCTGCATACTCTTCTTTTGTTCCTCCCCTTGCGAAGAAGTCGTCTGATAATAATTCTACGGCAGACTTGTCTGCGTAGTGATCTTTCCTCAAGGCTTCAAGGGCCTCTGCCACTTCTGATACGATGAGCATCAGCATCTCTGGCTTGTTTCTTTCTCCTTCCCAAAAGCCCTTGTCCTTGGCTACTTGGTGTGCTTGTGATATTAACTTTTTCATAGTAGTTCTTTAAATTTTTCGATTGAATCGCAGACTAGTGCCTCGATCCCTATTGCGTTTAGCTCCTTAATTCGATACTCTTGCAGTGGCCTGGCTTTCCCTCCCTCTCTCTTGACCTCAACGAAGACAGTTCTCCCCGCCCGATACATGTACAGATCGGGGATCCCTGGTTTGTTTGTGCTCAAAAGTTTTAGGACGTACCACCCAGAATCCTCAGCAAGCTTGATCATCTTTGATTGCAGCTTAGATTCTAACATGGGACTACAAAGATAATAAATCCTTCTTAAAATGCGACACGGTGTAAGGCTTTTTTTGTTGAACAACCTTATAAATTTTCTCCTCAATTCCGTCTTCCGAAAAGATCCAGTACACGTTATTCTCTAGCCTGTCCATCGTAGTTAGGCGATCCCTGCTCTGCCAGTAAGACGTGGCGGAGAAGTCGATGTTGTAGTAGACCAAGAAGTCGGCCTCCTTCAAAGAGATTCCCTCACGCCCCGTAACAATTTGTATAGCAAAATTGTTACACTCACCTGCATGAAATTTTCCTAAATCAGTGGTCATATCTTCTTGAAAGACAGACAACAAGCATTTTAGCTCCTCTTGGAATTTGTAAAAGACCGCTATGCGTTTTCCGGCAAAGCGCTCCTTGATGAACTCAGCCTTGGTCTTGTCTAGCACGATGGACTTTCCTGACTCTAGTATGACAGTTCCGCTGTAGATCTGGTGCAGTTTCTGCATCAGCTTGACCGGTGTGTCGGCGAGTATCAAGTCGTCCTTGCCCTCGAACAGCAGGTCACGCTTTAGCTTGTCTGCGATCATGTATGTGGTGTTGCTCATCCTGACCTTCAGCACGTGCTCGTTTACTTTGGAAGTAAAGCCAGCATCGTTCTGCGTGTAGCTGATCATGCATGGCTTAACCTCTGCCATGATCTTCTCTTGGATGCCATTGGAGTAGTCGTGTACACGGAACCCGTTGATCATACGCTCCCAGATCTTGACGTAGCTGTGTGCCCACTTGTAGAACGTCGGCTCGGAAAACGGAGACCGGTATCCAAGTATCCACATCTGGTGGTACATCTGCGAGTATGACTCGGGCGATGGCGTTCCAGACAGGAAGATTACATACGGATCGCAGTGATGTACTAAGCGCCTAGCCTCGATTGCTCTCAGCGATGGCTTGGGAAATGCTCCCATGCCATGTGCCTCGTCGAATACTATCGCGTCGTAGCATATGTCTACTATCTTGTGCAGGCTCTCGTAGTTTATGAAGTCGCACTTGTACGAAGGAGCCAGAGCGTTGTAGTCTTTCTTGATTCCTTCGATCGCTTTCTTTTTCGTTACAAAGAGAACACTCGCAACACCGCCCGCACAGTCAAGTGCGGACAGTGCCGTAAGTGTTTTACCGGTTCTCACCTCCATGGAAAGATATGCAAAACGAGGGGCATCCCTCAATAATTTGCAAGTTTTTTCCACTATAACCTGCTGATATGGCCTTAATGTGATTTTATTTTCCATTAAAACTCAAATTCAGTTTGTTCTGGTTCACTGCGTACAAACTTGATCCATCGTCCAGAGCCGTCGCGTCCCTGCTCGGGCGTCTCACCGGTGTAGAACAGGCCGAATGCCTCAAGCCACTTGTAGAACTTGTTCAACGAGATAGATGTCTTTCCGCGCTGACCGTAGTCTGGGTTGTCCATGACGAAGTCTTTGTGGACGTCTTCCTTGTAGATCTTGGTGTTGACCTTGACGTACTTGTTCTCCTTGTCTGTCATCCACTCCCAGAAGTTGTGGTCCGTCTCGGCGATAAACTTACGCGTCTTCAAGTTCTTGAAGTCTGATCTGATAAAGCCGAAGCAGAGGTAGTTCTTCAAGTTGTTGACCATGTAGTTGTCAAACTTGCACCAGTCGTCCTCGTTCCAGTCCTCAAACAACAGACGGCCAAACTCAACCTGTGGCGTGAAGTCCTTGCTGTAGTACTGCTTGAACTCCAGCTCCCACTTGCGTCGCTCGAATGAGTTACCCTTTCCCTTGATCGCGTAGTTGGTGGTGATGACCACCTTCGGCGACTTGTGGAACGGTATCTTGATGGCGTCCTTGTTTTTCTTCTCAAGCGTGATCCCCTCTGTTACGATAGAGAACAAGCGCTCGAAGTCAAAGTTACGTCTCACGTCATCGAACACAATGATCTGCGTGTCGGTCGACACGGTCTGGTATGCAAAGCTCCTCTCAAAGTTGAAGCTCTTACCATCGATCACCGCTGACTTCTTCATCCGTGAGATGGCGTTCATGAACAGGCCCTTACCGGTTCCTCCCTCTGGGTTGTCCGTGATCACCTCGTCATTGATGATGACCGCTGGGCAGTAGCCAAGGTTCTTGTAGCTGTGTAGCAAGAAACCAATCGTACTCTCAACAGAGCGGATGCGTTCCTTCTCGCCGCCAGACACGTTGCTGATGAACGTCTTGAAGTCACACTCATACGCGTCGCAGATCTGGAAGTCTCTGTCAATCACTTGGTCCTTCCACACGTAGCCACCGAGGTCGACGTAGTCAATCATGGTGATGTCGTTGCACGTCACCTTTACGGCGCAGTTGCGGTAGTACAGGTAGGCATTTTCCTTGTCGTCCTCCACAAAGTACACGTCGACCGGAGAAAGAAGCGACAGGAAGTCCTCCTTGAAGTAGCGTGTCTTGTCAGCGAAGTGGTTGTAGATTGAAAGGTCGTCCATCCTAAACAGGTAGTCTAGAACGAAGTCTTTGATTTCATCCTCAGTCGTATTCGATATAAGGTTGTTCGTAACCTTAACGAAAATATAATTCTTTGTACCTTCCGGTGAATACTTGAAATAGCCATGGTCTTCTAAAAATTCTTTTAATAGGTAGTGCACTACAGAGACCACGCCCTTGGAGGACTTGGTCCAAAATTCTTTGCTTGATGAGTCCTCTTCGATCTTCACCATTACGGCGTCGGTTATCTCGTCATTCAGACCGGACTCTCTCAGCTGTTGACGAATATCCTTTTTTGGCACGCCCTTCTTTATCTGACGGCGAACGTTGTCGATGGCATCTCTGTCCTCGAAGTACTTGGTGGCGAAGTTCATCTCCTTGCGGTAGGCGCTGTCGATCGTCGTTCTGATCTCAGACAGCGGGAATCCGTCGTGGGCAAACTCACCAAGCACGTAGGTGGCCAGCTCCTTGTTGACACCAAAGTCATTGAAGGCGGCAGCCAGCACGTAGATGTTCTGGTTTCTCTCTCCAACAACGATGCCGTACTCTCTGTCCCACCACATGCGAAGGCGCCTGATGATTTCGTTCTGGTCGGTGACGGTGATGGTCTTCCTGTTGGCCGGCCTCTCGATCGGCTCGAACTCCTCCTCTGCCAGCTTGTCCCACTCCTTAGAGTCTGGGTTGTGGTAGATCAATGGGTCGTAAGACTCGTAGCAGACACGGCTGATGTTCTTGGATGTCTTGTCGAACTGCTCGCAGTTGTAGTACTTCTCGAGTGCCTTGAAGTATGTCTTGTGCTTGTTCTCGTCTGCCGGTATCTTGACCAGCAACTTGAGCCCGTCACCAGACGGAGAGATGAACACAGACAGCGTGTACTTGTCCTTGGTGAACTCGTCCTTCTTGGCCAGCATGTCTGACTTCTTGGCAAAGCCATCAAAGTCGAGGCAGATAACGCCAGAGTGGTTGACCAGTGCAGAGTCTTCCCTGCGTGTAAACTCACCGGAGAAGCAGATAGCAGGAAGCTCCTTCTTGATTAGGTTACGCTTGTCCTTGTCCTTCTCCTCTCTGATCCTTTTTACGATGTCCTTCGACTTCCCCTCCCTGATGCGGTGGATTATGTACTCTACTGACCTGTAGAACGGAGCCGAAGTATCCTTGATACTTTTGAATATTGTTACGTTTTTCATTTAATTTTACCATTTACAATGTCTTGAAGTGCGTCCATTATTGAATGCTGTACCTCTCCCCAGTACATGTGGCACTTGCCGTCCTTGATCGGAGACTCGGTAAAGTAATACTGGTACTCACCTGCTGGTGCTGTAAATCGGTAACAGCTTTCTTTCATTGGGCATTCATCGCCCTCGCATTTAGTTATGTCGCTCATAATTGTTTGATTTCGTATTTTACATTTTCCCAATAGGTGTAAACTTCCATTGGTACGTTTAATTGGAAGTCGAAGGAATTGTCTTGTATTTCTTTGACTATTCTTTTAACGCAAATTAAGGCGCAGGCGATTGCCTCGTTTCTCATTTGCAAGCCAACGCCATCAAATTCATTGACTAAACTTTGGGCCATCTCTTTCGCTGTCATAATTTTCTAAGTTCTTCTTTCACTATCACGTAGTATTCCTTTGATCCCTCTTCAATCTCGCCGTCAATGTCTCCAGCCCATGGAGTAACTTCTATCAGCTCATTAACGCAAACCATCGCACAGTCTCTCGTTGTCAATGCGTGGTTAAAACTCTCCTTTAGTTGCAACGCTCTTTCGTATGGTGTCATAACTTGTCTATCTCTTGTCTTACCCTGTGAAGGTACTCGTACATCTCGTCGGCTTGCTTTCCAGTGAATGTGAACGCCACACCGATCATGCTCTGAATTTCTTTGGTCGCGAACAGCTTTGCGGTCGGCCACTCGACCCGTGAGTCGTCGTCCATCTTAAAGCTCGTGTTCTTCATGTAGTACTCGACCATCTGCATGGCCTTATCTTTTGCTTCTATCATGTCTTATAAATTTAATTGCTTCTTGTATTGTGTCAAACTCTCCGACCCTCTCTTGGTCCACGTAAACTCTTATTCTCCTCTTGTCATTTACAGTCGCCCGTACAATTCGAGCGTACAAAGGTACTCCGTTTGTGTCGATTTTTTGCATTTTGTGTCGATTTTTTGGCGTTTGTGTCGATCTAGTGTCGATTTCAAAACAAAACGACACAACCAAACGCATTGAATTTCTGTTACTTAACTATTTAGTGTCGATTTTTACTATTCTCATTACTTTTTCAGAGAAAAAATAAAATAGTATATAAATATATATATACAGTAGAGAGACAGAAAATCGACACATCGACATGGGTGGAGTGTTTCCACCCATCCCGAAGCATCGGTTACCTTTTAGAAGGGCAACTCTTCTTGTGGTGGCTCTGGAGCCTTCTTGGTCTCATTAGAGCTCTTCTCAGCCACTGAAATGGTTCCGGTAGTCCAAACTACCTTTCCGCCTCCGATGTAGCTCTTAGAGGCCTTAGAATCGCGTTCTTCTTTTGTCTGCGACTCGTAGATGGAAGCGTTCTTGCCCCACTGGTTGGTTTGGTCATCTACAGAGATGGTTACGTCAAGGTACTTGCCGTCCTTGATTTTGCTTTTCGTGATCTTGGTCACGTCGATCGATAAACTAATTAGTGTACTCATAGTGTTTCTTTTGTGTAGTATTGGGTGATGTCTTCTGTTTTATTTGGGCCGAAGAACTTGCGCCACACTTCGATTGCTTTCTGCACCTTTTCCTTCCCGCGGTCTAGGAAGTCCTCTGAGCAGTCAAACAGGCCGGTTTTGTTGCTTCCCTTCTCAACGGCGATGAAGATAACGGGCTTTGCAAAGATCTGGTTGTAGATATACGCCTGCGAGTCGTAGTTGTACTTTCTCGCCGAGTACTTGAACTCGTCTAGGCTACTGGTGGTCTTGAGGTCGATCACGAACTCGCTTGAGATGATGTCTGCCTTGCCCTTCCATATCTCTCCACACACGGCTGATATCCCCGGCTGTTCGTAGATGTTTCCGTCTTGGTAGATCATGTCAAAGAAGTCCATGCGTCCCTTGATCGAGTCGACCATGGCCTCAAGCTCCTCTACCTCTTTCGAGTGTAGGATGATCTCGGTGTTGTGGGCCTCGACCATCTCCTTGTACGCCTTGGTGTTCCTTGACGACACGTCGCAGATCAGAAAGTTCACCAACTTCTCTGGCTCAAGCAGTGCCGTGTGGAAGTACGAGCCCTGTACCATGGGAACTGTCTTCTCCTTGTCCTTGCCGAAGGACGCCGGATCTCTCAAGAGAGACCCGATGTCCGAGTTTGACAAGAACTTCTTACCGAAGTCTCCGTAGTAGTCAGAGTCGTTGTTCAGCCTCGCTAGGATGTCTTGGCTCACGACGCAACCTCCTTGTTGACTTCCGTTCTGATCACGTCGGTCACGTTGTACTTCTTAGACAACTGCTCGAGGATAAACTTAGAGCCCTTCTTCTTGTTGGCGTTCACGTAGTTCATTACCTTGACCCAGTTCTCGTCTCCGATCTCTAGCTCGATGGTCACACCCTCGGCTGGCTTGGCGGCAGCGGCCTGCGCCTTGTCATCCTCTGGCATGTCCTCACCGGCGTAGATGTACAGACCCAGTCCGTGTAGGCCAATGGCCTTGGTGGTCGAACGCTGAATGGCCTTGTTCACGTCGAACGACGTTACCTTCTCAACGGGGATCGCATTGTTGCGAGCGTCCATGATCGGTAAGTAGTCGATGTGCTCAATGCTGTTGATGGTCACGCCTACCTTTACCCAAGCAGTGCGCCCGTCGGTGTGGTAGTTGTTGCCTACTGCGTTCTCATACACAGTTCTGTTCATGTCTGGGCAGAGCTTCTTAACCTCTTGCCACGCGAAGGCCCATGACAAGTAAGTCAGGTTGCCTTTCTTTTCCGTCATCTTGTTGACGTTGATTGCATTTAATTCTTTAAACATATTTCTCTATTAATTTATTTAAGTACCACTGGGCCTTCTTGAGGTCCTCTATTTTGTTCTTGCTCTCAAACCGCCAAATATATTTTTGGATGTTCCCTTTTAGGTAGCCACAGAACTGTTCGTTACTCATCGAAGCCTCGATGGCCGCGATGCATTCAATGCCAGACTGGTTGTAGTGTGCTGGCTTGTTTACGCTGTCAAAACTCATATGCAAATTTACGTTTTAGTCCTCTGATTTCCAAGGATTTGGTGAGAATTTTAGCCCGTACATGAGGGAGATCCATGACATCTCGAGCTTCGCTGGCTTGTCGTACATCCTTAGATTTTTCTTGAGATACGCCTCGCCCCATGCTCTCCACTCGTCGCTCTGCTCGATGGTCATTGTCCACTCGGTGTACCATTCGTCCTTACGTCCCTTGACGTCGTCGAAGGTTACTTCGTGTCCGGCAATCTCGAACATCTTGTTGATGATGTCGATCAGTGCCTTCTCTCTTTTCTCTCCGGTTGTTAGTCTCTTAGCCATAGTGTGTCTCCTACATTTTTGTGCTCAAACATCATTACTTGGTAAGCCTTTCCACACGTGTCCTTTACTGCGTAACGATACGTGCCGTCTTGGTTCTGGAACGATGCCAGAATAATAAAAATTCCTATTAGTTTCATTGTCCTTGTATTTTATCACGCATCCATTTTGCGCCTCTTTCTACTGAAACGCTACACCCACCAAAATCACCATATATTTTAACCGCTGATTCTTCAATCTCCTCATCACTTGGTAGTTCGATGGGGGTGTGTCCTTCAAGTAAATAATCAGAGTGCAATCCAGTTGCTTGGCATTTGTTAATCATTTTAATTACTTGTTCTTCTGTGTATAGTTTCATTTCATTGTCTTTAGTTTCTCTACATACCCCGGGTCCGAGGCGTAGCGTCCGTTAATGTTTCCCAAGTACCGGCCCTGTATGTGAGCGTAGCACTTGACGTTGTCTCGGTACGAAGCATATTTTGCATATGCTCCGTAGCGACCAGCCACGTGCTTGCAGTTGTGGTATGTGATCCCGAACAGGTTCTTGGCCTCACGCCCAACCTTGGACTTGCCTAGGCCAGACTCGATCGTTGCCTGTGCGACCGCCACGTTTGGAAGGACCACGCCACTAGCAACCAGCTCTGCAGTCAGTCCGCTGTCGGTCAGCATCATGTCACCGCTCTCTTCGCTCACTATCACGGAGTGGTAGACGTGCTTTATCTTTTCGGGGATGTTTGCCATGTAGACCACGCTCAAGCCTAGGCCGATGTTCAAACACAGGCTGGCAATCATCGGCTTCTTCCAGTCATACCAGAAGGAAGTGGTCATGTCATCATTGATTACGATTCGTTTTCTCATACTTGTTTTGATAATAGTCTGAGCCAGATATGATCCAAGGCTCATAAAGAGCGTCGTCACATGACTCAATGATTTGCTTTCTTTCATGCTCCAGTGAGAGCAACAATTGTTCCTTAAGCCACAGAGCCTCTTGTAAAGCGCCCATATGGAATCGTGCGTCGGTGCTAAGCGTCTGTGCTTGCGAGTGAAACGATATCCGTTTCTCCACCTCCGCTATTAGTTTTTGAATAGGGGTTTTCATGTATCTTTCTTAATAAGTTTGTTCGTTGGTCTTGAAACCTTGTCACGTCCTGTCCAGAGGCGAGTCTGTGCTGAATAATTCTGTTAAGTGCGTCCACTTGGTACTTGTATGTCTCAAATTCTACATACTTTGTTCCCATGTGCCATCCGTCTGTCTCAAACACTGAGTACTCTGATGGCTTTAACTTCTTGTAGAAGTCTCCTCCGAGTCGTGTGTTCTTGATGACAATCGCGCCGTCCTTGAATCTCTCAATCTTGCATCCGTTCTGGATGGTGAACAGCGAGTCGTTGCCGATGAAGAAGGAGTTATCCTTGTCCGATCTCGCTTGCTTCCAAATATCTTCTAGTGTCATTGATTAGTTTGTTTTCTCGTTTGTAAAATAAAGGGTTGGTGATCCAGTTGTCCGCAGTGTAAACGCCATGGATTACAGTTGAGT